ATGGAATACACTCAAGAATTTAAAGACTTCGTAAACGCCTGTATGCGTCCTGATGGAAGAAATCTCTATGTAGGAATTGGTAATCCTAATGCAAAGATTTTATTTATTGGTAAAGAAGCAGCTATGCGTGAGGCAGATGATGATTACAAGAATAATGCTAAATGCTGGGGGGAACATATCTATAAAAATACTTGCGAAGACTTAGATTATCTAGTTCATGAAAAACACCCTCTTCGTAATGAGTGGGGGAGAAACACATGGAGCAAATATCAGAGATTGAAGGATTATATAGTTGAAAATAAAGAGATTCAACCGTTTTATGTTGATTTTTTGAAAGGTGTCTTCACTACTGAGATCAATGATTCACCTAGTAAAAGAACTTCAGATGCGATCAAGGTCAGCCTAGATGCTCGGAAAAAATTATTTAAAGATTCGGCATTTATACAGAATTTCCCAGTCGTAGTTTTGGCATGTTCAGGCTATTTAAAGAATGATGAAAATGTACGTGAAATTGATGACATATTCGGTGTTACTTATGATGGTGATGAAAAAGGCAAGAAGATTTATACCTCTGCTAATTGGTTTTATACACATCATAGTGAAGATGGCCGTAGATTAGTTATTCATACTAGGCAATTGAGTGCCAATGTTTTGAATGATATGCTCCAAGAAATGGGAGAAATCATTTGGAAGCATTTAAAAAATGTAGGTTATATGGATGATACAAGATGTTTTATGTAACTCGTAAATGATGGTCAAGAATGAAATGACACGTATTAATATTCCTCAAAAACTTCTCTCTGGTTTTCTCGACTTTGCGAAAAATGTAAATCTTCAAAGTGAGGCGAGAGGACTAAAGTTTACGGAGGAAGAGATTGAACAAATATTTGAAGCTAGTTTTTCAGGAAGAATACGGGCCATTTTCTTTATTTATCTGGGTGACTTGAATCGCATATTAGAGGGTATCGATTTGATTTTAGATGATTTAATAAAAATGCGAGATAGTAAAAAATCTATGGGTAACAATCCCGTTGTCAGAAGTGAATTGTTATTTCGAAGTTTTTTTAATGAGTTTTTTCTTTTGAAAGAAATATCTAATGCTTTTTCAAAGAAGCTTGTCAATGATCATATTTTAGATGCCAATAAAAGGAAACAAATCTCTTCTTTTTATTTAAAAGCATTTGAATGGGTTTATGATATTAGGAATATATTTGTTCATGAAAATGTAACTTTCAAAAATGACAATATATCAATAAGTTATGAGCTTTTGAAGGATATATCCTCGCTAGAAAGAGAAAAGTTTATAGCATTACTGAATCAAGCCAATTCACGTGATAATACGATTGAGATTCAATGTGCGATTTATATGAAAATAATCAATGAGATATTGCTTAAATATCTTGAGTTTCAAGATAATATAAATAATTTTTACGCAGATATTATTTTGTTGTATGAAGACACAATTGAAATATCCCATACTTAGTCCCGATTTATAATTTCCATCCTTTTCTCATTTCCCTAAATTTCCTCTCATTACACTCCGAACCAAATAACATTATTATGAGACACAAGAAAACAACAGGAGAAAACGCTATTCAAATCGCAAGGATATACTTAATCTACTTTTTCCGTTTATTTTTCCCAATAGAAATAGAGTAGATCACTTTACCCTTTCATCATCATAATATCAGCTCTCATTTCGATATAATCTTTATACTTTTCTGGATTATTCACATAATCAATTACTCTGTTTATAGCTATTTCAGCCTGCTTCTGTTTCACTTGTGTGTAGTACCGAATAATACCTTTGCTTTTGTCGGAATGCCCGAGGCAGTAATCAATTACGTTGTCAGGAATATCAAGTTCAGAAGCGAACTGAGCAAAAGTCTTAAGTGCGGAGTAATAAACGAGCTTTTGATTGATGTCGAGCTGTTCGGCAATAATGCTCAAACTGCGTGAGAGGCATCGATAGAAATTTGAGTAAGAGAGCTTATACCCGAAGTCCAACCTGCCCGTATTTTTGTTAACCTACTTTTTAATGATTACCTTTGCCTCTTCATGGACCGCTATTACAATCTTCTGCTCTCCCCTCTTCAGGTTAACCGCCTTGTATACATTGTCTATTTTTTATTATTCTTAAGCTTATCTATTTTCTTCATTTCTTTAAAACCAACTTTTAATTCTTTCCTTAGATCTGGAATCTCCTTCTCTTGTTTAAGCTGTTCAGGAGTTTTCCCTGTATTTTCAATTACTATTTTTCTTACTTCTTTCCCAACGTCATAATGGGTTTTTTCTAAAGCTTTTTGACCTTGAACTTTCCTAGATTTAATTCTCTCCTCGGTTTGTGTTATACGGAATAAATTTGCAGCTAACTCGGTACGGCCCATGGATTCCAATAACTTATCTTTCTCGCATTTTCGTTTATTAGCTAATTGAAAGTTCATCATATTATACATGCCAAGATAACCTGAATTGTTGAATTTTGCAAAATCTTCAACTCCGGCTTTTTGGGCTGTTTGGAAAAGAGCTTTATTTCCTTCTTTTATTTCTTCTCTAAATAAAATACGATCCATATCGTCACTACCTTGTAGATACACCTCAAATTTTCGAGTCTGTTCTGCAAAGTATGCTTGAATTCTTGCAACCTCAACTTTTCGGGAGTCAGAGTTCATAGCGACAATGTAACAGGCAAATCTTGTTAACTTAAAGTCTGGGACCTTTTTATCTTGAAGTTCTCGTTCTACATAAATTATATTTTCATAATGGTTAATACCTAAAGACATAAACGCTTTGGTTGCTTTATCTATAACTCTATGAAAAACTTTCATATCATCATATCCAAGCATTAGCATTAATTCAGAAGCCCACCAAAAGGTTATCCCGTTTTGGTTTTTAAAATCTTCGAAACTTAGATCATTGCCAGAAACTTCTTCTACGTCGCACATGTTATATTGTTTTTCTAATCTATTGCAAATTACTAAATAAAATTCTATTTACGCAATACTTAAACAATAAAATAAAAAAATCGCTGAGTAATAAACTAGGTAGGAAGCTATAGCGATAAATGCTATACATATTAGGTGATTATTTACGACAATACCCTAACTAACTTTGCTAATAATACCGTTCAGAACAAGAGTTTTGGGCGGTATTTTATTTTGTTGAAAAATTCGTCTCCTTTTTCGTTTGATTTTCATCTAAACCTGTTATAAGGTAGAAAAACGTGGTTTGCTATGAACGACTACTTCGATACCTCATAATGTACAGGTTGGAATTCATGTACAGCTATTTCGACTACTCCCCTCAGAACGGATGGTCGGTGGTAGCTGTATATCACAAGATATTTAGGTAATATCTGTTCATAGCATAACCACGTTTTATCTATACTTGCTATACAGATAACTGTTTTTCCCAAGCAACTTTTCTCACCAGAGTTATATATAGCAAGAACTATAAACTTTGGTAAGATGAATATCGGTAAATTCAACTCCTTATATGACCTTTTGGAAGCATTTCCTACGGAGGAAAGCTGCATCAAGTATCTGGAACAGCAACGCTGGGCAAACGGTATTCCTGTTTCTCCTTATGACCCTACGTCCAAAGTATATAACCGTGGCGATGGAATGTACCGCTGTAAGAATACGGGCAAGAACTTCAATGTCAGAATAGGAACTATGTTTGAAGGCTCTAAATTGCCGTTGAGAAAATGGTTCGTGGCTATCTATGAAATAACATCCCGCAAGAAAGGTATTTCATCAATCGAATTATCCAAGAGAATATCCGTAACCTATAAAACTGCGTGGTTTATGAATCAGCGTATTCGTGAATGCTTCGGTATTGTCATGGAAGAGAAACTTGAGGGAGAAGTAGAGCTTGATGAAACTTTCGTAGGTGGCAAGAATAAAAATCGGCACTATAACAAGAAAGTAAAGAAGTGTCAAGGTAGGAGCTTCAAAGATAAAGTTCCAGTCATGGGTATGCTCCAGCGTGGCGGTAAGGTGGTTTGTAAAGTAGTCCGTGACACTTCCTATAAATCATTGACAGTTCCTATTCTCAAAACTGTAAAACGCACGGCAACGTTATTCTCTGATGAATGGTGCGGATATAAAACCGTTAGCAAGTTATACGAGCATTACGTGATTGACCACGGTCACGGACAATACGTTGATGAAGATGCTTATACTAACAATATCGAAGGTTTTTGGAGTATTCTGAAACGTGGCTTGACAGGAATATATAACCATACAAGCAAGAAACACCTTCAACGATATGTTAATGAGTTCTGCTTCCGCTATAATACGAGAGATTTTGATGATGTTTCACGATTTAATTTGTTACTTTGCAATTCAAATTATCGTATAACTTTTCAAAGTCTGACAAAATGAGTAAAAAGAAACAAGTAACAATAGAAGACATGGAAAAGGCAATGGCTATCGAACTTCTACCTGCAAAAGAATTAAAGAAGCAAGCAGAAGTTCCAGTGGATTTTTCTGTTCTCATGCAGAAGGCTCTGAAATACGATATTAAACCTAAAAAGAAAGGCAAGAAATAACTCCTGCCTTCATCTAAATTTGACCTTGGGAGCTTGCTCTGCGGTTTTCTTTACTTTCTTAACCCAGCATTGTTTTTGGTCGCTCCAGTATATACCATTCTTTTTAAGGATTTTGTCAAAAGCCTTTTGGCTTTCTTCATCTTCAAGTCCTGCATAGTTCCAATCCGTCTCGTCATCCCAACCAGTAATTGAATTGAAATAATCATTCAAATCTACCTTCCGTTCAGTATAGTTATCGGAAAACTCTATTTTAGGAGCGACTTCTTCAATTTGATAACTCTTTCGGAGTTCTCTTTTCTCTACTGTACGATTGTAGAAAAATACGGCAAATAATACAAGCGGTATAAGCACGATACTCCATAGCACCTTAACGAGTGTATCACTTTCTCCTTTTTCACGCTCTAAATGCTTGGAACATGCTAATACAATCAATCCTACAATACCCCAGAATAGAGATAAGAAGAACCAGTTTACAGAATTACGTCCTTTTCGGGAAGCTAATACAGCGGTGGCAATAGAAATACCCAACGCAAACAGAATACAAAAGAAACCTACAATAAGTTCCATAGTGGCGAATTTTAACGAGTTCTCCACGACAGCCATAGGAGAAATTTAACAATGTTAGTTGTTAAAGAAAGTGGGCTGCCCCTGTGCATACTCGTTAGGTATCGCCAAACACCTGTATATACGCACAGTAGGGCAACCCACAAGTATGAGCTGTCCTCTGTGCCTTGTATATACCTCTTGATAATTTGGCGATTTCAACGAGTATAAGGCACTTTCCTTATTATATTCCAAAACTTTGTCCCGAAAGACAATGCAAAGATAGTGAGAAAATTCGTATCTTTGCACTTCAAATGGTTGAAACTTATGAATATAGAAGATATTGTTGGTAAATGGGCTTATATAAATAGCAATCAAGATATTGCTTATAAAATCATCCGAATACATAACGTGGATTCAACTCTAAAAGCTGAGATGACTGCTAATAGTGGCGCACCTGCATATGAGCTATTAACAAAACTGACATTCATTACAGATGCAGCAAAAGTGCATGAGTTGGAAACAGAAAGAATTCATAACGGTTTATAATCATCGTCATATTCCGTTTTTACGTGGGTAACATGACCGTTATCGTCAATTATTACACTGACTTTTTTGCATTCAATACCTTTGCTGGTATAGATAGGGAATATCTCATCTATTATATCTTTGGACATAACAGATGAATTACGCCTACACCATTGCGTTAAAACTTCATCGTTATCGAATGGTAAATTCAGTTCTTGTGCTATCTGATGTAATTCGTCCCAAGCTTGTTCTTTTGTCATAACTTCTTATTTATCAAGTGTTCTATAATCGGAATTGGCTTTCATCTTACTCCGTATCGTAATATCATTGAAGAGTTTACGAAGACAAATAATTCCTAAACTATCACCTAATTGGGGAAACTTACGATGAAATCTTTCTGAAAGTAAGTGTAATCTCAGAGAATGCTTTTCTTCGTCCTTATAATCAAATTGTTCCTCAAACATAATCTGATTGTTCCGTTCTCCTCTGACTATGATATTAGCCTCTTTACCACCGTGGTCTTGTACTTCGATTGAAATAATTGTTCTATTCATATTTACAAATTTTCCTTTTCTATATCTGATAACTTTGGGGGTTATTATGATGATATAAGTAAAGATTTAGAATTGGATGTTCCTTTTAATCCAGCTATAATACTTAATGGATTAGATAGAGTTCCGTATTCTTTTAGGAGAGGAATAATAGAATCATTAGAAAATGGAACGGATGTCTTTATAAGTGGCGGTGTCTTAGAGAAGCAGATGAACCCTACTCCTCCAGGAGTTCCGCCTCAAATGACTTTGAATGATAATAGGACATTGGAAGGTTGGCAACATGAAATATAAATTGTTATGAAAACAAAAAATAAATAAAGTTTCAAATAGTGGGTATAGCCCCAAAATAGAATTAAAAACAAATTCATATAGTGCAAGTTATTTCTATGAAAGCTCTGCTACTAAGAATACGGTTGCAGATGCAATCAAAAATAAGTCAATTGTTATTTCTAATGAAATTAGAAAGTTCAGATGAATGAAGTTTTAAGTTGAAGACATCCTCGCAGGGATGTCTTCTCTTTTTAAATTTTAAACAACTTCCTTCAAAGCTAAGATTTCAGTTATTATAAATCAGACAAGCCTATTTAGGGTATTGTCGTAAATACTCACCACATATTATATAAGCAATTGAATTTGCTTATTATCCTACCCTTTCATCATCATGATGTCGGCTCTCATTTCAATATAGTCTTTATACTTTTCTGGATTATTTACATAGTCAATCACCCTGTTAATAGCTATCTCGGCCTGCTTCAGTTTCACTTGCGTGTAGTACCGAATAATGCCTTTGCTTTTATCGGAGTGCCCCAGACAGTAATCAATTACTTTGTCAGGAATACCAAGTTCCGAAGCAAACTGAGCAAAAGTCTTACGTGCGGAGTAATAAACTAACTTTTGATTGATGTCGAGCCGTTCAGCAATAATGTTCAAACTGCGTGATAGATACCGATAGAAGTTTGAATAAGAGAGTTGATACCCGAAGTCCAACCTGCCCGTATTTTTGTTCACCCACTTTTTAATGATCACCTTTGCCTCTTCATGGACCGCTATTACAATCTTCTGCTCTCCCCTCTTCAAGTTGACCGCCTTGTTTCTTACATAGTCTATCTTATCAGCTCCTCGAAAATCTACTTCAAGCAAATCAGATAGGTTTATTCCACCCAGATAAAACGATAGCATAAAACAATCCCTAGCCACTTGAAGCCTTTTTTCTTGGAACTCAGAGTTCTTTATCTTAGTGAGGTTATCTATGGTTATATCTACCATGCGAACCGGTGAGGATTTGATGGAGTAATACGCGAAAGGTGAAACATCATACTTAACCAATCGCCTTTTTACAGCTAAATTAATTATTGTGCGTGTTCGGGACATCATCATTCCTATGGTTGTTTCTCCGAGATGTTTTTTATTTCTAAGAAACCTATCATAGTTATTGATTGTTTCAGGCGTTATCTCACGTAACAGAAATTCTCCTTTGGTAAACTCCGTGAAGTACCTGCAGTTCCTTTCAATAAGAGTTGCGTAGTTTGTTCGTTTGTCTTCAATCAGTTCGTCAATGTAGGATTTCGCCACAGCCTGAAAGGTCTCTGTGGTTTGCTCTGATGGAATGCTATTTACTAGTATCTCTCTAAGCTGCTTGCAGTCATATATGGATATACCTTTAATGTTATCAAGTTTTTCTTGATACTCATTTAGAAGATTCCGGAGCTTCATATTTATAAAAGAAGCATCTTGGCGCTTTATGACCTGTCCGTCTTTAAATTGCGATAGATTATCAATAATGAATCTCGTTACGATGTAACAAGTTTCTTGTTTGTGGCATACGGCTATTCTAATTTTATGGCGTCCGTCTTTTAATGCCTTTGCTTTGAAGATTGTTAATTTGAGAGTTGCCATGATAGACTAAAATTAAAGGATAAGTTTTGGATAAGTTAATCGCCTCAAAAGTGAGGGAAAAGTCCTTTTTTTTAATCTATTAACAGAAAAGTTTCTAAGAAAAAACGCTGATTAATCAGTTGATAATCAGCGTTTTACAAAAGTGATTCCGAAGCGTTCACGTTGTTTTTACTAACAGTCTATAAATCAATACGTTACAAAACCAAATTACTCTTCATGCAATGCATTTGCAATGCAAATCGGATTCATATATTTGATTCTCACCTTTAAAAGTAGAATCATTTTTTTATAATTATTCTATATCTAACAATCAAACTCCCCCTATCCTACCTAAACAATTTAATGCTTGTCGAGCCACCATTTTATAACTTGAAATCATCCAGCAATGTTATTACGCCTATGCCGGATTATGCCATTGGCGGAATAGTTCAAGTTTCAAAGCGGGCTTTATTGTTTCAGTTTCTCCACTCTTTCATTTAATTCCAAACGGCGCTTTTCCAATTCTTCTACTTTGTCCTTAATTAATTGAAAGTTGGGATTTGATGACATTTTTTTAATTGGCCAATCCTCGCTATTAACTTTAGTATTTCCATTATATGAAAATATTTTCACATCATATCTTTGCTTATTCCTTTTTTTAACCTCAATGCGTTCAAGACTTCTTTCTGCACGATTAAGAGCTACGACCATATTCCTCACTGCACTGCTTACTCTTGCAGTGTTTTGAATTTCTAAAAACAAATACAAAGATTCCGCAAAACACTCATAAGATGCGAAATATCGCATATCGACAAATGAAAGACCTTTGGCTATCCATAATTCTGCATCCATTTCTTTTTTCATTAAACAGCGCGCTTCTCTCTCTTTGGTCATTTCATTTTTTTGCTTCGCAATCAAACCGTCTAGCATCTCGACTTTCCTCTTAAATTCATCATTAGCCAATTTAAGATTTTTAAGTTCCTCACTCACATTAATGCTACTAAATATCTGCCATCCAACCATAAAAGTGGCGCAAATCCCCATTAATGCAGTAACTACGGCTATTGCAGTTTCAATTTTAACATCAAAGGGCTCAATTATACAACTAAATACAATAGCAATAATTGAAATAATTAATGAAAATATTGCAAGCACCAATGACCATTTGCCTATACATGAATGTTTTTCCATACTAAAAATCTTCTTTAATTCTTTCCATTGAAATGATGCGGGTTGTGAGCAGTTTAACATCATCATAAGGAAATTTTCCTTTTATTGTATTGACTTCTTCCATAATCTGCAATACCTCGCTATCCGTTGGAACTATAATGTAATTAATATCTTTGGGCTCAAAATCAAGTTTGTACTTAATCATCTTATTGTTAGCTGCGTCTCTTTTTGTAGCGTCGTTAAAATCTTCTTTGCTTAAATATACATCATTAAATACATCTTGATTGTTAATTCCAATAGAGTACCTCCATTCTCTTTCATCATAATATCTTATATTTAATTGACCTTTCTCTTCATAAGGTTTAATGTACGATATTGTAGAATATAAAAGACGTGATAGTTTTTTCTTATATTCATTATTCTCTGAGGGAGCCTCATTAAGCATATTAATAAGTCCCATTATATTATTATAAACAACTGAACCTCTATTCGTATATAATATTGGGCAAACTCCCATCTTCTTGCTCCATTCTTTTGTTAATCCTAAAGCGTATTTACCATATACGCCTGAATGATTTTGAATTTGCGATAAAGGTATATCGCAGAAGCAAACTATAGGAAATGCTGATGAGTTTTCGTCTAAACATAAAGGGTTTTCCAAGCGATATCTAGGATAAAATCCATTTTGCAAAATGCTAATAAGATTATCCTTTGTTCCCGTAAAATGAAATAACGTGTTTGCGCTTAATGTCCCCATAGTATATATTTTTTTAGTTATTAATTCAGTTTTAGAGATTGAGTTACAAAACTTTTAAATCATTCAAATTCATCGTATAACTTCTTTCGTTAAGAAGTCTATTATTACGCACTCCTATGCTTTGATTCTTTTTTTTCTCCGAGACCAATTTGTTCCCGAAGCACTCTATTCTCGCCCTTTAGCATGGCTAATTCTTCTTTCAGATTTTCAATATCTGTATTAGTGTCTTTAAGCATATCACCTTTACCTGTCATTAACCAGTCCACATTTATAGACGGCTCACCGTTTATTATCGCATTTAATAAAGAGAATCTAGGCTCTGCTCCTTTTATGCACTCGTTTAACGTAGTAGGGGCAATGCCTAACTTAATAGCATACGCCCTAATGCTCCTTTCCCCGCTTCTATTGTAGAGTTGCTCAATCCTATTATTTATAGAACTTTCCATATTTTATTTATTTAGAATATGTATAAATAGCAATATTCCGTTCATTATTTGCGTTTTATATTTCTAAATGAACGGAATACCGTTTATATTTGCAGAACCAAAACGAAAACATTGTGCGAAACAAAACGCAAAGCACATTCCACAAAGTTAGGAATTATATTTTAAAAGTTAATAATATGGCAAGAATTTTAGTAGAAAGAGGTTCAGTAAAGAAGTTAGCAATACTTTTTGAAGTATCCGAACAAACAGTTAGAAACGCGCTCAGATACATCACAGAGGGGGAAATGCCCGAAAGGATCAGAGAAAAAGCTCTATCAAGCGGCGGAGTGAAAACCAGAAGAAACTTTCAGATATGAAAACATTAGCGGAAATAAATCAATTGGCGAAAGCTATCTCTCCCACTATTGAAGCAGCAATAAACAAATGTTCTGATGAAATACTCACAACTAAACAGGTCGCTGATATGCTTGGTGTCAAAGTGAACGCAATCTATAACAGATGTTCAAAAGGAGAAATCCCATATAAGAAGAAAGGCGGAAGAAAGTTCTTTTCGAAAAATGAAATCCTCAAATGCTTTCTAGGTAAATAAGATAACCGAATACTTTAAAATAAATCATTATGCTAACTCTAAAACAAAGCCCCGTTGCCGTAATAGCCATGTTCATAGCGTGTGTATTGGCCGAGGGCGAACCAGAACGAGGTAAATTAATAGTTGCATTATGTATCGTTGCTTTAACGATTCTCTATGTACTAGTGTGTAACGAATTAAATCATCGAAGAAATGAAAGACAAGGAAATTGAATGTATTGGCAACTGTAGACGTTGCTCTTTCCTTGGCGTATGCCCTTCCGATATTGTGCGATGTGAGGATTGCGGCAAGGTACTAGAAGACGGCGAAGGAATAGAGATTGAAGTTGAAGTGGTGCATTTAAAGAAACATAGTTCCAAAATGATTACCGTTTGCGAATCATGCCATTCTACGCTATATCAATCAGAAGACAATGATAATTTTTAATTAAAAGGATTATGACACATTGGAAAAGTTTATTCAATTATGACTATCTGGGAGTTCAATGTTTGCCCGAAGGGAAAGACATTGTTTTAACCATCAAAAAGACAGATAGAAAAGAAGTCCCAAACTCATCGGGCAAAAAAGAGGAATGCACGATTTTGTATTTCGAAGAGAACGTAAAACCGTTGGTGCTAAACAAAACCAACTGTAAAACGATGGAGAAGCTTTTTAAAACGCCACTTATTGAACAATGGTACGGCGGGCGAATACAAATCGGTTCAGCGAGAGTAAACGCATTTGGTGAAATGGTTGACGCTCTTAGAATCAGGCCATTCATTCCAAAAGAGAAAGAGCTCATTCCCGTAGAAACAAACTCTACTGTATGGAAGGATATTGTTGACGCTCTGAAAAGCGGGTATAAACTCTCTACCGTACAAGGCAAATATAGATTCACCAAAGACCAAATAAAAGAGCTTATAAATTATGAAATCGCCTGAGCAAAAAGAAATGGAATGGAAAGAGAAGCGCCGCGGCAAAATAACCGCTTCTACCCTTCCCGACTTAATGAAAGCCGGAAAAGGGACACCGTTTGGCAAAGCCGCATTTGATGAAATGTACTTAGTTCGCTATGAACGAAGAACCGGAATTATGCGAGAAAGCCCAACGGGCAAAGCCCTTGACTGGGGACATGAAAACGAATCGCTTGCAATTGAATGGCTACGTAGTCAATTGATCAGTGAAATCAAATCATGCACAACGGACTTCAAAGATATTGTATTCAATGAACCGTTTAAAGGTTTTGGAGACAGCCCGGACTTCTATGTTTACGGCTTCGATGGCAAAATAATAGCATTGGGCGAAATCAAATGCCCAATGTCTCAGGGCAAAATTGAATCGCTTCAATTCCTTAACGAGATAGACGACAAGAACGAATACTATTGGCAGTTTCTTGGGCACTTCATCGGTCGCCCAGATGTAGATACTCTTTATTATGTGATTTACGACGGCTATATAAATGATGGTAGAATAATTGAATTACACCGGGCTGATCATGTGGAAAACATACAGAAGTTATACGACCGTATTAGGCTATCCAATGAAATAATTGACGAATCACTTAGAAGCGGGCGCGACTTCCCGGACTGTATAGAATCAGCCAAAGAAGTGCTAAAGCTAAAGTTAGAGATCGAAGCATTGCTACCTGAATCGAAAGGCAATGTTCCTGTACAAAATGAAATACACAAGCTCAAAAAGAGCCTAAGAAAGCTTAGTAAAAAGCAAAATAGACCGTCACAACACTAACATAATATTCACTTTTAAAAAATAGACAAAATGATGCACACATGGTTTGAATGTAAAGTCCGTTATGAGAAATTAGGCGAAAACGGAATAACTAAAAAAGTTACTGAACCCTACTTAGTTGACGCGCTGAGTTTCACAGAAGCAGAAGCCCGTATTATCGAACAAGTTACTCCGTTCATATCCGGAGAGTTTACAGTAACCGCCATAACACGAGCCGCATATAGCGAAACATTCTTTCACGATTCCGGCGATCGCTTCTTTAAATGTCGAATTGCCTTTATTACACTTGACGAGAAAAGCGGCAAAGAGCGCAAAACGAAATCGAATGTACTAGTACAAGCCGACACCCTACAAGAGGCTAAAGATCGCTTAGTAGAAAGTATGAAGGGTACACTTGCCGATTACAGCCTTGAAATGGTTAAGGAAACCGAAATTATGGACGTTTACCCATACACACCTAAAGAAGAGTAAAATCGGCCGGGTGAAAGTCCCGGCACATTGGAGCGTAGTTTAATGGTTAGAACATCTTTCAAAGCAGAAAGCAGAAAGTAGAATGAGCGGTTCGATTCCGCTTCGCTCCACTATTCACAAATCAATTAATAAAGCATGGCAAAGTATAAGAATGTAAAGTACAAAGGTTATGATTCCATTCGAGAATATAACCGGGCGCAACAATTAAAGCTGCTCCAAAAGAAGGGTATTATCTCATGTCTGCAAGAACAAGTTAAATACGAGCTTATTCCTGCGCAATACGAGCACTACGATGTGCAAGGCATAAGAAAGGTTCTTCATAAAAAGAAACTCCTAGAAAGAGCCGTTTGCTATTATGCTGATTTTCAATATATCCAAAACGGTGAAACGATCGTAGAGGATTCTAAGGGCATGAAAACGAAAGAATATATAATCAAGCGCAAACTCATGTTGCAAGTACATGGGATTAAAATAAAGGAGGTATAACAATGGCAAATAAAGTTAACATTAAAGCTAATTGCAGAACTTGTATAAATTCAAATGGAGTAAATGATTTTATGTGTTTTTGTTCCATTTATAAAATATATAGATCGACTGGAATTCGCATGTGTAATTATTATAAAAACAAATAAGTAATGGAAGGTTGGATTAAGCTACATCGGCAAATGCTGAATTCAGATTTATGGCTGAGCGAGAAGTTTTCTCGTGGTCAAGCATGGGCCGATTTGATAATGATTGCAAGTTATAAAGAGAATTCTTATAGAAAGCGCGGAATTAAGGTTTCGTTATTACGTGGCCAAATTGGCAAAAGTTTAGATGAATTATCGAAACGGTGGATGTGGTCAATAGGGAAAGTAAAACGATTCCTTAATGAACTAGAAAACGAAAACCAAATTAAGGTAGTGAATGGTACTGTAAATCAGATAATTACAATCTTAAATTACGATAAATATCAAAGCGATAGTATCACAAACAGTAACGCAGATAGTAATACAAATAATAATGCAGATGATAACGCAAACAGTATCACAGACGGAAACCAAATAGACACGCAAACAGATACGCAAACGGAAACATACAAGAAAGAGAAGAATAATATTCTTCCTCTAACGCCCACGTATACATGTGCGCACGAGGCCGAAGTCGACTTGGATGTTTGCCTTGATTCGCTTTTGAACGAAAGAGTTTGGCTCGAGCAATTTTGTATGAACAAGCACTTAACGCCCCAGAAGTTTGCGGTTCACTTAAAAAGTTTCTTTGCGGAACTTCAAAACAGGGGCGAAACTTCAAAATCAATCAAAGATGCAAAATTTCATTTTTCAAACTGGTTTAAAACAAATAAACTCAATGAAACAGATCGGAAACTTAGTAAAGCAGACAAGACAAGAAACATCATTGCAGACATTGCAAACAACGCAGAGGAAAGCCCAGATAACTTGTCTGACGACGAAGTACTCAACTTTTTGTGAATTGGGCAAAGCGTTCAATCCGCAAGTGGGTACAAGACTCCCAAACAACACCGAACGAGTGTACACAAGCGATGCGCCAACGATAAAACTTGTTTCGGAAGCATACGGACGGACAAACGCGCTTTCATGGATCAGCATTCAACTGAACAGCATCGACCTGTTCACGCAGGTTAAAAACGATTTGAACGAAGACGCCCGGAAGGAACTGGCCGAACTGATTCTATCGCACTATGGTTTTTTGAAGCTTCCGGAATTTATGCTTTTCGTTGCCCGGTTCAAACTTGGCATCTATGGCCGATTTTACGGTTCGTTCGACCCGATAGCGTTCTGTGAGGCGATAAAGCGATTCAGAAGCGACAGGAACATAGAACTCGAAAGGCTTAGACTGAATCGGCTTAGAGATGAAATTGAAGCCCGCAATTCGCCAATACCAGACGGATATACTTCATGGAGCTGGTACATGGAGCTAAAGAGAAGAGCCGCAGAAGGCGATACGGAGGCGATAGAACAATTATTTCCATCAAAACAAGGGAAGATATGAAGACGCCAAAGAAAATCCAACCACGGGGCTTTAAAAAGGTCGTTGCGAGAATCTCAACCGAAGCATACGAACGAGCCGACTTGATCAAAGAGAAATTTGGGTTTAAAAGCATCTACGAAATCAATCAATACCTGTGGCATTGCTTTCTACGAGTTGCCGACCCGGAACACGACGAAGAGGAAGAGCCTGTTCCTGACGAAATCAAACAGATGTTTTATGATCTTTCCGAAGCGGACAGACAATTTGACTTCGTTAAACCAAAGAGAAAATTACCTCAGTACAAACTTGACGAGATAAACGGACAATTACGATTATGGGAAGAATAACAAAACCTAAAAATGTAAATTATTTGCATGACGTTCCGGCTAAAACATTTGCCGTGAATGAAACGAATCGAATTTACATAGATCGATTCATTACAGAGAATTATCAACGTCTTAGCAAGAAGTTCACGCTATTGGATGGAACTATTAATTCCAGTGCATTCGGCGCGATGGATAAGCTAAACGAAACAATTGTGTCGCTTTATACCGACCCGAATCTCTGCTTCTCCAATTGGGAGGAAGCCGATTGTTACCTGACAAGCAGATTCACAGAGAAAGCGATTCGGATTGCAGTAAAGAAACCGACTAAAGACGAAAACGAAGATTGCGAATCATGGGAAGAACTTTAGAAATAATTTGAATGATTGGCTTTTTGAATAGATTATATAATTAACTCAACGTATGAATATGAATAAAGACATGCAAGTACATAAAAAACCGGACTACCACTATTGTCGCCACATGGGTCATTACAAGCTGTATCGTGATAATCATGACGGTACAGCCGACAAGATAGATCAAAATTTGAATGAAGAAGTCATTCGTAAAAGATGTTACGAGTTAAACGGATGGAATTATAAACCTAAAAGTGCAAAACAATGAATAAGGCTGAAAAATACATTAAAGAGGCGACAACGGAAAAGGTAAGATCGCGCGGTTTGATTAGAATGATTGCTTCAAAAGCAGCTCAGATACAGCGAGACGAAACAAGACAGCATGCCATAGAAGTATATAAGCAAACATGCCCGTCTAAGATTAGCCGGGGCTGTGCAAGCTATAAACATAAGGTTGAAACGAAAAGTACCCGGTGCGATGGGGATTGTGCGAGAATAAAGTATTTTATTAATGGACTGGATAAACAAGAGTTATAACAATTAGTGCACATGAGGATAAAAATGATAAAAAGAGACATGCTATCCCCAACCAAAATAGGCATTTCATTTTATTATTATGAGGAATATATAGCTTGTCATGGGCCATAATATTCGAAATATTTGCACCTCCATTTTTGTTATTCAGGAGGTTCACCATTTTAGCAAATGGCAAATTAGGGTCAGTATGAATAAGACGCCTATCTGAATAAGTGATCAACAATGTGCTAATAAAACTAAAAGCAGGAACTAACGCGGTAAAAATAACAGTCAAATCTTTCATGATATTTATTGGTTTAAAATTAAATAGACAAATATATAAAATAAAATGAGCAGAAATCCCGTATACATTAAATTAATCAACTCGAAGCGGTGGAAGCTGCTTCGAGTTGATAAGCTTAAAGTCAATCCTATTTGTGAAGTGTGTGAAGTGAAAGGCATGAGTACGCTTGCAACCGAAGTGCATCACAGAACCCCGGTCGAATCCGTACCGCATGAAATGGGTATGAAGAATCTCATGTTTGACTTTAACAATCTGCAAAGCTTATGCCATCCGTGCCATGCCGAAATACATCGACGTGCGTTTAGTCATTCGAAAGAATCTATTCAGGCGAACAATAAACGGACAACAGAAAGGTTTGAAGAGAAGTTCTTGAAATAATTAACAAACTAAACGTTTCATTGACACCTGATAAAATAAATAGCAATAGTATTTTGTATAGTGCGAAGCGTACTATAATATTATCGGAAGTACAGGATTTTATATTTTATTTGCCAAAGAAAAAAGTAAGATTTATGCTATTAGGGACAAGTGCTATAGATAAAAAATCCCCCTAAAAGTATTCGAACTTATTAGGGAGATTTAATGAAATACAATAAATAGAACATTTAAATATTATTTATCATAATCAAATCGAACATTTCGCGTAATAAATGCACTAAGTCCAGAGCCATCCATAGCAAGTTCTTTCATCATTTCTACATTTGAACGCCCAGCACTTGCATAACTATAAGAATAAGACTTTGAGCCAAACCATACAATAATACGTAGTGGCTCAATTTCATAATAAGTAATTGGAGAATTACCTCTCAAATTTGCGTATCTTTCCATAATTATTATTTTTTTGTGATAACATGTTTCAGGTTATCGTTATTTACTCTGCAAACACCTGACTGGTTTGCTTCAGCCTCTTTTAGAAAATCACTTCTTACTTTAAAAGTCTTGTAGAAACTCGCATATCACGATTTAAAACAAGACTATTAAGTGCGAATAAATCAGAGATTGCTTGGTACAGGTACAAGATCCCAGCACACATCAAATTCATCAGTGCGTTGATTGCAAGAACGACATATAGGAGTTATATAATATTTCCTATCTGTACTATCTACTTTTTGTACGTGTCCTCCGACCAGATCGGTGTCAGAACAAAAAGATACTCCACACACATAAGGATTATGTCCTGTTTGTCCCTTCCAATATTCCAACCACGAACTATAACCAAAAGGAGCATTAAATCGACCTGATCCTACAACATTTTTAACTCTTACCATAAAGTTAAATTAAAAACGTAAACAACAGAAGTTAACTGTCCCATTTATAGATAGGTACTCTACTTTTCTTTTTTGGATAGAATTAGAAAAGAAATTCTACTATATTATATATATTTAAATCACTGATAATAAGTATTATAAAATTTTATAATATATCCTTTTTTTAAGGAACAAAGGCCGTACCACAAACGACAAGTCCATTTCCATTGTACTTTTCACTGCCAGATTGTCAGTTAACAAATGACCACGTGTCACATTCTTCTATAATGACATTTTGACATACACATTACATTACATCAATTCAACAAATCCGCTCACCTTTTATAACATAGAAGAAAAGAGGGGGGCGTTTTTTTTTATTTCTAGCCGGAAAGAGTGAAACCCACTCTCCCTAGTATGTACATGCGCGAGATTTTTTCAAAATAAGGGGGTATGTGTTGGGGGTAGTCTTTTTTGGGGCTAACTAGCGAGCTACCAAATATATAGCATGTTCCTATATGTGTAAAAAGCATATAAAAACATGAGCGATTTAGACGACATAAAGCAAAGGATTTGCACCGCAATGGAAACTCAGGGTACATATTCAACTGATTTGGATTTGTGTATTGAGCTTTGCGCCGGGGCGTATCTCGCTTTCAAAATAGCATTAAAAGATATTTCTAAGAGAGGCGTGCATTCCTTTGTAAAAGAGAAATCGCGAGAAAACAACGACAAGCTAACCGCGCACCCATCTTTTAAAATTCTGTTCGATTCGCTCGAAGCCACACGCAAGCAATTGCGCGAACTTGGCTTAACTCTGCAAACACTTTCCTCTTCCGAAGACGACGAGGTTAACGATTTAATTAATGATGTTAACGAAGCGGGGAAAGATGGAAAATGACGAATTGATAAAGCTAAAGAAAGCCACGGTTAGTTCTTTGCAAGCCATTAATGTCTTTGCTTATCAGCTCGATAAAGCTGATAAGCGGCTAAACTCTTACATTATAAGCTGCATTAACAACCCAGAAGCACACAACCTTTATGAGTTGCTTGCTATCCGGCGTTTCTTTCGCTTGCTTGACATGTACGACTTTCGTATAGGTGAGGTTAAGAAGTTCGTTGTATTCTATGAATCACTAAAATTTTCCGGTACAAAAGGGAAAACCCGGTATAAATTAACTCCTATACAAGTATTTCAGTTCGCTAACATTGTTGGTTTTTACAAGCCCGGGACAGACAAACGCCTTATTCGCGAGGCTCTTTTATTTGTTCCGCGTAAATTCAGCAAAACGACCAGTGTTGCAAGCCTTTCGATTTACGACCTGTTATTTGGTGATGCGAATGCCCAAACATACGTTGCCGCCAATTCATACAATCAAGCAAAAGTATGCTTTGACGAAATAAGAAACATATTAAAAGCTCTCGACCCGAAGCTAAAACGCTTCACTATCAATCGGGAGATTATATACAACCGAATAAAGGGAAAAACCTCATTCGCCCGGTGCTTGGCCTCCAATCCTGATAAATTGGACGGCCTTAATGCCTCAATGGTGATAGTAGACGAATATTCACAAGCCGATAGCGCTTCATTGAAGAACGTTTTAACCTCTTCAATGGGCGCACGGCTCAACCCTTTAACCGTCGTGATAACAACAGCGAGCGACAAGCAAACTGCCCCGTTCGTTGAAATGCTGAAAATGTATAAAGCAGTCCTTCGAGGTGAGATTGAAAACGATTCTATTTTTGCCCACATATTTGAACCTGACGTTAACGATGAAGAAGGTGATCCGGCCACTTGGCGAAAGGTTCAACCCCACATGGGTATAACGGTTTACGAGGACTTTTATACAGATGCCTACCAAAAAGCATTATTCAGCGCACCTGATGCATTAGAGTTTCGCACAAAGCTACTAAATATTTTTGCCCAAAATAGCGATAAAATATGGCTCAAAGCACAAGAAATCGAAGCCCTTGCTAAAGATGTAAAGTTAGATAATCTGGCCAATAGACCGCCGTGCATGGCCGCCGTCGATCTATCCGTTTGCGATGATTTTTCCGCTGTCACCTATACTTTGTATTCCTCTGAGTCTCGTTCGTTTCATTCACATACGGATTACTATTTTCCACGCGAAGCATTGGCCGAACATCCCAATCGGGAACTTTATAAAAGTTGGGCGGAAAAAGGTTTTTTGATATTATGCGATGGGAACGTGATAGATTATAAACTTATCGTTTCCGATATTCTTAGACGAAACAAATCACTCAAAATCTTAGGTATTGGATACGACCCATACAAATCGGCTGAGTTCGTGAACATGCTTTCTTCTTCCGGAGCAAAAAACATTTTATTTCCGGTTAAACAGACTTACGGAACCTTCACGAGTCCCGTGGAATCTTTCGAGTTGGCTGTAAAAAGAAAGCTTGTATCCTTCAATCCAAACCCTATTAACTGGTATTGTTTCGCAAACGCAGTACTAGATGAAGATAGGAACGAAAATAAAAAACCTATAAAGAAAACTCACAACCTAAAGATTGACGGGGTAATAACTAACCTGATGACATTTTATTTATTCAACAACATAACACGATAACAATATGAGCCTATTTAGTTTCTCACGAAAAGGTAAAGCGGAAAAACGCTCTTTGGACGCGATTAATAGTACCACCACCGGAAAAGCCATAAATGCCAGGTTGCCTAATTTACCATCGCAGCCTATTGACGTATATAGCGCAAATAGTGCTATGCAATTGGCAGCGGTGTATCGTTGCGTCTCTATCTTATCGGGAACAATCGCTTCTTTGCCCTTGCAGATAAAGAGGAAGCAAGACGATTATTTCGCTGTAGATGAAAAGAACGAGTTATACGGTATATTGACACGCCGCCCAAACAACAGACAAAACTCTTTCGACATGATACAGAATGCAATCATACAGATGGTTAATAGCGGAAATGCTTATATTTTCATCCGTACTTCATTCGGCGACGTGTCTGGATTGATTCTGTGCTCAAATAATTCGGTTGCTTACGATAAGATAAGTAACCGCTATGTAATCTCCGATGCAATTAACCACATAAGCGGAACTTTTGAGGCCGACCAAATCATACACCTACGCAATAAGAGTTTAGATGGAGGCTATACCGGAGTAAGCACTATTACTTATGCACACAGAGTTTTGAGTATTGCAGCAAGTGCAGATAATCAGAATTTGCAAACATTCCAAAACGGAACAAAGGTAAAGGCTCTTTTGTACGGTGCGTCCGGAGGCATGGCAGGACTTGATGCGCTTGACTATGAACAAACGTCACCCGTTGCCGACCGTGTGGAATCTCAGCTAAATTCAGGTAAAGACATCATAGCCATTTCAGAAGACTTGAAGTTTCAACAACTTTCTATTAATCCAGTAGATGCAGAGCTATTAGAGACAAAGAAATTTAGTGTATTGGATATTTGCCGCTTTTACGGCGTTCACCCGGACAAAGCATTTGCCGGGCAGGCTACCAATTACAAGGCATCTGAAATGAGTCAAGTTTCTTTTTTAACCGACACGTTACAACCTATCTTAAAGCAGATAGAGGCTGAATTTAACGCTAAACTTATTCCGGATAGCGTTGCAGCTATTTATCAAATATCTTTTGATTTAAGTGCCCTATATCAAACCGACCTCACCACGCAAGCGGCCTATTGGAAGGCTTTGCACGAACTTGGAGTACTTACTACCAATGACATCCGCCACAAAAACGGTTTACCTTCAATTGAAGGCGGAGACGTAGCTATGATAAGTTGCAATGTGGCTCCTATCAATTCGGCAAAGATTCGAGGCGAAAAAGTAGAGCTACCAAAAGAGAAATAAGAAGCATATAGGAAAACAAGTATTATTAAGTCATGGAAATACGCAGTTTTACAGAGCAAGCAGCTCCCCAAATATTAACAGGAAGAACGATTCAGGGATATGGAGCTGTATTCAATCAAGAATCGCGCATCCAATACGATAAGGAGAAAAAGGGCGCATTCATTGAAATAATTGAAAGTGGAGCGATAACAGAGGAGTTAATACGCTCATGCGATATTAAAGCATTGGCAGAACATAATAAACAAAGGTTATTAGCCCGTTCAAATCATGGAGTTGGCTCTTTGGGCTTGTGCGTAGATGATTATGGCATGAGGTATAAGTTCGATTCTCCCAATACGCAAGAAGGTGATTCCGCTATAGAAATGATTAACCGGGGAGACATATTCGGCTCTTCCTTCGCGTACTGGACAGATGAAACAAAGAATGTATCCTATCAAAAGAAAGGGGGGCTTTTGATTCGAAGAGTGCATAAGATTGACCTTCTATTTGATGTATCGTTGGTATCCGACCCTGCATATTTCGGTACGGATGTGACAGTACGAGGAATTGAGGACATAGAGTTTTCTTTGCTGAAAGCAGATACAAAATACATGGAACAAATTAATAATTTACGTAAACTTATTTAAGTATGAAAAAAGAATTTGAAAGAGTTGCTGAACTAAAAGAACAGATGCGAACCATTTTGGATAAAGCCGAATCCGAAAAAAGATCATTGACCGATGACGAAAAAACCGCATTCACAAGTTTGAAAAATGAAAAGGAGCTTATACAAGTGAAGATTGAAAAAAGGAATCTCGAAAACGAAATGCCAGGGAAAAAGGCTATTCATGGCAAAGCGTTGTTTGCCAAAGCGGTAGATGACATTGTAAACCATCGTTCATTAGCTGACTATTCGGGAGTGGTGACAGAAAACGGCATTAAAGTAATTGAACGCGCCGATGCAACCGTTACCGATGCCGCCGGAGTAGCTCCGATGGTTCCTGTTACAGTTGGTGAAGTGATTGAACCGCTCGAAAAGGGTCTTATCATCGACAAACTGGGCATTAAAATGCAAAGCGGACTTGTTGGTGAGCTTATATTCCCAACCTTGCAAGCAGTTGAAGCAAGCATTCAGGGGGAGAATGCAACCGTGGGAGATACGAAATTGAACATTGGCAAGATTACCGCATTTCCCAAACGTGTTTCTATATCTATCCCGGTATCACGCAAAGCCATTAAACAAACAAACTATTCATTACAGGACATTGTACTCAAACAAATTTCTTTAGGCTCAGCAAGACTATTAAATAAATGGATGTTTTCGGGGACAAAATTGGATGGTGCTAGTAACGGACCCTTTGTTAAAGAGCAAGCAAATGTAGAATATGAAACCGCTTTGAATTTCGCAAATATCGTATCCCTTGAAACTACCGTTATGAGTGAAGGTGTGGATGTGACAGACGGAACAGCAGCCTATGTTTGTACCCCGGCCGTATATGGTGCTCTCAAATCAACACCCAAAGAAAAAGGTTCTGCCGAAATGATTTGCAAAGACAATATGATTAACGGTTATCCGGTATTAGTAACTAATTACATGGACGCTGATTCTATTGGTTTTGGCGTATTCTCCTATTGCGCAATCGGCCAATTCGGTGATATTGATCTGATTGTAGACCCATACACACAATCAAAAGCCAATATCATAAACTTCGTGTTGAACTCCGATTTTGATATTGTTGTGGCGCGAACCGAAGCCTTTGCAATAGCAAAGAAAAAAGTTTAATCATTAAGTGGATAAAATCGCAAAGAGGGGTTAGGCATTTGCCCTAATCCCTTTTTTAATATAAAAGAAGATGGAATACGTTACAGTTGAAGAATTAAAAAAGCATTTGAATATAGATTTTAGTGATGATGATGTTTATTTGACTGATATACTAAAAGTTGCTATGTTATCAATCGAAACAACAATAAAGAGCCCACTTGAAGAGTACGTAAAAGACGGAGAGTTTAACCCTATGTTAAAGCACGCCATTAAAATACTTGCAGGAAATTTTTACGCAAATCGGGAGCCTGTTTCTTTTGCCACTCCTTCAGTTATCCCCTATACTCTCAGCTATTTGATCAGACCATTTAAAAAGTACCAATAATGCAAGCCGGATTACTAAAAGACATAATAACCTTTCTTAAAAATGAGCCCACACGCGACACATACGGCGGTTTGTCTAATCAATGGGTGGAAGTATTTAAAAAGAGAGCCTACGTTCGCTTCAATTGGGGCTCACGTAAGGAAGTCAACAACGAGGTGATAAACACCGAAGTTCTCACGTTTATGATTCGCTACACCAAAGAAGTGCAGGAAAAAATGAGAATCGTATATGAAGGCCGGAAATATAAGATTAGCATGATAAACCGGGACAGAATACAACAAGCAACCATTATACAAGCTGAATCAATCAATGAGTAGTATACAAGCTTCATACAAAGTAACCGTTGACACAATACGTATCAACGAAATACTTTCTCAATTGAATGACAAAGATGCAAAGAAAGCTATCAAATCGGCTCTTAGAAAGTCCGTCTCTATTATCCGCAAAGAAGCGCAGAGGAATTTGGGTGCAGTTGTAAAAGCGAAAAATTTAAAGAAAGAGGTTCACGTAGCCATCTATAGAAATGCTTCCGGTGCACGGGTCGATTTACTTGACAGGCGCAAAAAAGGCTCGAAGGCGTTCACTTTGAAGTTCTTTGAACTTGGAACTAAAGAAAGAGCTACCAATAAAGGAGCGAACAGAGGTAGTATAACCGCTTCTTACTTCTTTAGAACCGCAGTTGAAAGCAAGAAGAACGAAGCCGAAAAATCTTTAGAGCAGAACATTATCAATTCAATAATGAAAGTCGTAAATAAAAAGAAATGAGTTTATCCATAGGCGTACACATATTACAAAAATTATCAGCTTCACAGGAGCTGCAAGTTACAGTTGGAGAAAAGATATTCCCTATTGTGGCGACACATGAGACTACTTTCCCTTTTATCATTTATAAACGAGGCTCATTAACCCCGGGATATACCAAAGACAGATACAGCACAGGTGATAACACAACGGCAGAATTAATTGTGGCAAGTGATAAATATGCCGATTCGGTTAAAATCATTGAGTTAGTCCGGTCTGCATTGGAAAATAAAGGAGGTGAATATAATAGCTTTTCGGTTGTCGACGCAAAGGTAATATCCGCCGATGAAGATTTTATTGAAGACACCTTTATACAACGCATTACCTTCTCTTTTGAGACGGAAACAGAGTAATTAACATTTCAAATATAAAGTATATGTCAAAAGCAAAAACAGTTTTAGGAAAAGATTTGATGTTGTTCGCCAACGGCAAAGCCTTAGCATTAGCCACATCATGCAAATTGACCGTATCAGCCGAAACGATGGACACGCAAAGCAAAGATTCGGGCATTTGGACGGACAAAGACATAAAGAGCCTATCGTGGTCGGGTTCAAGTGATAACGCTTTTAGTGCAGATAAGGACGTGAACGGATATGATACACTGTTTGCATTAATGGTGTCTTGTGCGTTGGTGGATATTAATTTTGGTATTCCGGCAAATGCGAGCATAAACGGCATTCCCGATAATGGCTGGACGCTTCCGGCTTCATCTTATGCGGGCAAAGCGCGCATAACATCACTTGACTTGAACGCCCCGGATGGTGATAAGGCTACTTATACAGTTAACTTCGAAGGCGCGGGCCCGCTAAAACCAACATCCGCCGAAGGTTAAATATAATAATCAAGTATAGAGCGGCATAAAAACCGCTCTTTCTAATTAAAAACAAAGCATAATGAAAACGATCACTATCAACAAAACAGCCTACAAACTAAAATATACGCTTAGAATACTATTCATTTTTGAAGGTTTGACTGGCTATCCTTTTAAGTTCGGCAAGTTACTGGACGAGTACATTTTGTTCTATTCGGCACTACTTGCAAACAACGAAGACTTTGCAATACCCTTCAACGAATTTATAAAACTCTGTGATGATAAGCCTTCTTTATTTGAAGAATTCAAAGATTTCATTTTGAACGAAATTAAGAGGCAAGAGCAGGAAGAAGTTAAAGAAGAAGATGTAAAAAAAAAGAAGAAGAGGAAATAAGCATTCGAAAACTCTATGCGCGTGTAGTGGGTGAAGGCGGTGTTTCACCTGATTACTTTCTGGATAAAATGAGTTTCGCAGAGATTCGGTATTTCCTCGAAGGCTTATCCATGCGCAACCGCGAAGCATGGGAACAGGCACGCATATTAGGTTATATCATAGCTCAATCCAATAGCACAAAAGAGCTCAAACAAACAGATATACTTCGTTTTCCGTGGGATAAAGAAGAAAGCGAGTCTCAGGCAAATATTGTTTCCGATGCGGACATGGAAAGATTACGGCAAAAAGCGAAAGCGATTGAATCAACACTAAAAGATTAATCATGGCAGATATATTAACACGGTTATTACTTGACACAAAAGGGTTTGATGCAAATCTAACCAAGTCCAAACAGGGCGTTAACAACTACCAAAGTTCTATAACTGAAATGGCAAAAAATGCCGGGGCTGGAATTCTTAAATTTGCCGGGGCTATAGGGGTAGCGGTTGGAGGTATGGAAGCATTCGGAAAAACGATAAATAGCACGCAAACAACTGGGGACGCTTATGTTCGCGTGACAGATCAAATGAAAGCAAGCGTCGACTCTTTTTTTGCTTCTATCGCAATGGGTGATTTTTCTGGCTTTATAAACAATCTACAAAATGTAATCGGCAAGGCTGGTACTTTGGCCGATGCGCTTGACGAGCTCGCGACGAAGAGCTTGTTTTCTGATGCTGAAATAAATAACCTCACCACTCAAAAGAATATTCAAGCTAACATTGCAAGGGATAGAAGCCGATCGGATAAAGAGCGTAATGATGCATTAGCCAAAGCCCGGGATTATCAGCTAAAAATAACTAACCTACAGAAGGGTTTGGCCGGAACAAATAAACAGACAGCGTATTCCACCCTAGACACTGCAATTGCAAAGCAAGGCTTTAAAGGTAATGTTGCCCGCTCTACATGGGATTGGATGTTGAAAGAATCGAACCGTAGCAAATGGGTTGCCGGAAGTTCTGAATATAAAACAAGGAAACAAAAGGCAACGTCATTAATGGATGTTGACCCTGAAAGTGGCTTACTTATACACAGCAAAGCATCTTTGAAGGCTAAAAGAGAATTTGACGCATGGTCAAAAACGCAAGACGGGCGTAATAAAGAATTCATGTACTACTTTAGTGAAATGGATGATAGCGAAGAATCCATGTTAAACAAAGCGATGCAGCTAAACGCAAAAGCAAATTCGATGTTTTCGGCCATTAGCGACGACACGCTTCAACTCAATATGGCAGATGCTAAAATCAATGGTTCGTATAAAACAAAGAGCGGAGCATCAAACAAAACCGCTCAACAGGCTAAAGAATCGCCCGCAGGTTCATTGAATGAAATTTCAAAAGAATTAGCAGAGGCGAGAGAGAAATATAATAAAGCTGCAACGGATGAGTTAAGGCAACAATTGTTTAAAGTCATAGAAGAGCTTGAAGCCAAGCAAATCAATCTGAATTTCAGAGCTGAATTTGGCAAACGTGATATGCCCGAATTAAAACAGGCCGGACTAGGTGACAATGTAAAAAGTAGTTCAAAGAAAATTACTAAACTTGAAAAAATAAAACCTTCCATCACTAAGGAAGATATTAACGCGAACAAAGAGTACGGCGAATCATTAAGTGCTATCGGTAACATAATGGGAAATGTTTCCGGTGCATTTGATGGTAACACAGCCTCTATTCTTCAATGGGGTGCTTCTTTATTCAGTACGATAGGGCAAGCAATCCCCGCAATTGCTGCCTTGATCGGCATCAAAACGAGTGACACAGCCACAACCAACGCTAATACAACCGCTGAACTTGAAAATGCAGGCGCAAAAGTTATATCGGCACATGCAGGTATTCCTTTTATCGGTGTCGCTTTGGGTGTTGCAGGAATAGCGGCTATCGTTGCGGCTATGGCAAGCATTCCGAAGTTTGCCAATGGTGGTATTGTTCCCGGCGGTTCATTTTCAGGGGACAAAGTACCCGCATTGCTTAATAGCGGTGAAATGATATTGAACGGTTCGCAACAAGCCAACTTGTTCAAGCAATTGAATAATGGCGCAATACAAAGAATACAAGTCGGTACTCTCTCTAATTCATTAAGAGAATCAATAAGTCCAGACGAGTCCAGTCGGAGTATAGACGTTTCGGGAGATTGGAAAATACGCACATCCGATTTATATCTCGTATTAAAAAACTACATGAATAAAACAGGTAAGAAGCTATGAGTTACGGAGTGATATATACAGTACCCTTTAAATCAAGAAAAGAAACAACTTATTTGGTAGAAATTCAAAAAGATGGCTACGAAGGGGAAGTTATCGAATTAACAGGAAATGGAGAGAATCCTTTTAGTGTTGAGATTGACGACGAAGAGTTTTTGTACACTCCTACCCGCTTCTCCACTGCTACGATTCGGATAGTAGGTAATGATTATTTGCAAAGTTTATACTCGACTAAGTACCAACAATACCGGGTTATTTTTAGAAGAGAAGGCGTTATTATATGGACTGGATTTGTCAAACCTGAATTATACACGCAAGATTACACCTCAACGAAATTTGTACTTGAAATACAGTGTATATCGGCAATGAGTACGCTGGAATATATTTCATACAAAAAAGCCGAAGATAATTATAGTTTTGTGTCGTTATGGTACTTGATCAAAAGATGTGTCACGGAATCGCGTGGTATCTATTCGGCGGTGTATGTTCCGCACATATATGCTAAGAATGTAGAAGACTACCAGAAGCTTGCCAATGTACTTGAAAGTATGACAGTCAGTGAACAAAACTTTTTCGATGAAGACGATAAAGCCATGAACCTGAAAGAAGTCATCGAAGAAATTTGTAAGTTCCTAAATTGGACTTGTGTGGATTGGTTGGGCGAATTGTATTTTGTCGATATAGACCACAATGGAAAGTATTGCAAATACACACCTGATTTCTCTTCTTTCACAATGGAATCAGGAAACAGCCTGTCCGTTCAAGAGATTCAATTCAGCGGTTCTGACCATACCCTTGACTTATTGGGCGGTTATAACAAAGCATCCGTAAGAACAAGTAATTATAATGTAGGAGATATATTTCCTACAGAGGATTACAGTAAGCTAAAGTCTTTTGCTAATCCAGAAGACAAAGTTTCTGGGAATAAAGTGACTGTTAAGAGGTTTTATATACCGGGAGTATATAAGTTCTTCCAATATAATAAAAATAGAAATGAAATTTCTGAAAGCGAATTAGCTTCATACAAAAACAAACCAGACGAAATTATTGGGGCTATGCCCATCAAGCGGTGTGTGTATAACATGGTGGAAAAAAATGGGCAATGGAATCCGGATATTACAAACTACAATTGGGAGGAGCTAATACAGGTTCGCAGAGGTTGGAAGCGAACAGACGGGAATCATGATTTCCTGTCAAGAGATAAAATACTAACTTTTGCATCGCAGTTACCCGTAGCTCCATACGCTAATGGAGCGATCGCAATTAGTTGTTATATTCAAATTACCGCAAATGATGATCTATCTACAGATTCCGAAAAACGGGAAGGTACGCCATATTGCCAATGTTCATTATCAATTGGAAACAAGTATTATAACGGCGTAAGCTGGGTATCAGACAGCACTGCCCGTTTTAATATCAATTTTCCCATGTCAGAAGTTTCAGGTGGAAGTTTTGGCCAAAACGAAAACACTAAAACACTCAATATGCCGTATGACGGGTTAAATGGTTATGTTGTAGAATTACCTAGAGGAAAGCCGTTGCTTGGCGAACTTAAATTTGTCATGTATTCTTTGACTCCACCGCCGGGGAACTACACAAACAGTTTCGCCGGAATCGGGTACTACATCAAAGATTTAAAGATGAGTTACAAGCTTATTGACGGACTAGAAGATGAATTATCGGAGAGCAACGACCGATATTATGAGAACGTAGTAAACGGCGAATATATTAATGAATTGGATGAAATTAAGTTCAAACTATCCTCATATAACAATGACGGACTGTGTTACGGAAAAGTTCTTCTAAACGATGATTATCTGAGTAACAATTTATATTCTTCTTTGTACGATCAACTTATTCGGCCAGAAGAGCAGCTTATAAAGCGAATTATCGGGCAATATGGAGCTACCAAAATTAAATTAAACCAAATATTAATGAGTGACGCGCGAATAACACCGATTACGTTGCTCTCAGACAAGCACATGCCAAACAGAAAGTTCATAACTACAGGTGGGGAGCTTGACTTTAAAATGGAACAGTTTAATTGTAAGATGATAGAAAACAATGGTAGATATTAAATCAAAGGCAATTCCGGCACAACCACGTTCGAAGAATTACCCGACTGGAGCCGTAGTGGTGAGAGGCGGTGGAGGCAATACGACCGTTGTTAATCAAAATGCTGGTTCTATTATCAAAATCGTTAAATCTTTAGAAGATTCCATATTCACAGAAAACAACGTTCTTTCGTCTTTACGCACCCTATTAGAAATACGTAAACGAATAATAGCTCAAACGGATAACGAAACTGTATTATCCGATGACAATACCTTTTCGTCTCTTCGTACTATGGAAGAGGTAAACGGAGCTATTGAGGAAGTTTTGAAGACGATAGAAGCCACATATCTGAACAAGACAAAAGCAGACAAGGCAAGCGAGGTAATTACTTTCTTAAAAGGTTTGGTAATTGGCGACAACACCGCATCAATTAGTGAAGACGGTGATGCCGAAGTACGTAATCTCATAGCACGTATAAAGGCGACAGTTGCAGCATTGGAAGCAAAGACAGTAACTGTATCGGATAAAACAACCACTCTAAATTTAGTCGTTCAAAAGCTTGCAGAAACATACGATCTGAACGTTTCCAACGTTGCCACGCTTTTCCGCACGATAATCAGGGACTACGTAAGCTCCGAAATATTTATCCCCGGATTGACAGGTGAAGGCTTTAAACTGTATAAAGCGATCTCAGGTGATTGGAATTTAGAGCTTGATAACCTGACCATTCGTAAAGCCATGACTATTTTCGAGCTGATCATTTCAAAAGTTCGTGCTGTCAATGGTGGTTTAGTTGTTTCTCCGGCAAACGGTCGGGTTAAGTCAGTAAATGAAGATTCAACAAACTATGTCTTAGGCATAGAGGGCGATATGACTTTTGTAGCCGATGACTTGGTACGCTGTCAGGTATTTAGCCCTTCCGGTGCAAAATATTACTGGGTACGTGTCGTTTCGGTATCGGGGGATGCAATAACCATTCCTAAATCAGAGTTTCCGGTCGGTACCGTTCCTGCCGTTGGTGATGATCTTGTACAGATGGGCAACAAAACCAATACAGCCCGACAAGGTGTTTTGTATCTCACCGCATCCGAAGACGGTAAGCCCCGCTTCTCTGTTTTGGACGGTGTTAACTCAACCGATATGACAGGTAAATCCAAAGTGGTACTGGGTTGCCTTGACGGTATCACCGATTCCGATTTTCCGGATGATCTGCAACCTGACGGATATGGCCTATATGCTCAGAATGTCTTTCTCAAAGGCTTGTTTGTCTTGCGTAACGGTAAATCGGTGGAAGATGAGCTGAACGCTGTGAAGACAGAGCTTTCCGTTATACCGGGACAAATCAGCTCGGCAATTACCGAAAGTAAGTCATATACGGACGCACATGCGGCTATTCACACCGAAGTGATTAGCTCCAACGGTACAGCCTTCCGCAATGACGTAATCGATTCAACACTCACAGCGAGGGTTTACAAGGGTAACGTAGATATAACGGACACAATCAATCAGTCCTGTTTTAAATGGAAAAGGAAAAGCAACAATTCGGAAAAGGATGCTATCTGGAACCTGAAATATTCAACTTACGGCTCAAACATCATCAACATCACCAGTGAAGATGTTGACAGTAAAGCCGTTTTTTCATGCGATGTTCTAATTAATTATTAACCAATAAATTACAAATTATGGGAGCTTTAGTAACCACAGGTCAGATAACCATCGTAGATAATAACGATGCCAGACCTATCACAGCGTTTATCACCGCCTCAAACGGTGTACAACAGATTTATTCAAAAGATGAGAGCACGATCACCTCAGTACCCAACTGGGCTACATCAAACAACATTCTGACCGCCAAAGTTTATGTCGGCGGTACGAGTGAAGCCACTGACGTGACGGATCAGCTGACCGGAAAAAAATGGTCGAATGACCTGAGCACATCCATCGGATCAGGTAAAACCTATACGATTAACACCAATATGGACCCGGCCACCACTCCTCAACAGATTTACTATTTTGAAGGCGATTACACCGACCCTATCACGGGACTGGTTTCACACATCATTGCTCAAATATCCATTTCCGTAGTCAAGACGGGAACCAATGCCGTGTATCTTCTGCCCAGAGGAACAAGCGTGATAGAGGAGTCTCCAACAGCCGTAAAGAATGTGGCGGTGATCAGCGTGGATTTAATGCGTGCAGCGGGTGTAGATACCTCCGGCGTTACTTATAAATTCTATGAGGCAAACGGTGCAACTCAGATTGTGAATTCTATGACAGGCAAATACGGGCTAAAAACAACTGCACCTACTGCCGCACCTGTAGGAACGGCTTCGGATATAGGTAAAAACCTTCCGGCTTCCGGTGCGTGGTCGTCTTATAATACCTTGGTGGTTAGTGAGTCTGCGGTAGCTGATATTGCAGTTCTCAGAGCAGAGGCCAAAGACAGTGACGGCAAAATTTATCAGTGCTATTTTACGGTGTATGACGTTTCCGATCCTTACGACACAAAGATTATCTCCACAGCGGGCGAGAAACTTCAAAACGGTGTGGGCTCGACAAACTTATATCCACAGGTTTATAGCGGTTCCTCTTTACTGAGCGTTGCCGACACAGCGGGATGGGAGTTCTTGTGGATGTTTTACGACGGTGCAGCCCCGGGGAACAGAGCAGGATTTATAGACACGACCAGAACCGCATCGGCAGGCGGGCGTAACATCACAGCCAACACAGCGGGCCCCGGAGCAGTCATATCCTATTCGGGTGCAGCCATCACTTTTGCGGCCGGAGATATGGTTAAGATCGTAAATAAGAACGGAGTGCCTAAATTCTACGAAGTTGCCTCAGGTACAACCGTTTCAAACCTTACGCTAAGAGCGGCAAGCATCTCGACTTTCCTGAATGCTCCTTGGCCTGCGGCCTCTATAGTAGCGAATGAGTTTGTCGGAGGTAAACTTTATGTTTGTTCAGGTACGGGAAGCACGGCCGGAACAAAGAGTACTACCGGTACGGGATCAGCTAACTATATCACTGTTACCGGAGATGAGATTGACGGCAAAGGAAGTATTGTTTGTGAAGCATACAGACCCTGATGAGACACGTAGCCACCGGACAAATAACGCTATTGGATAGCAATGATTACCTTTCCACAGGTTTGACAGCACCGTCAAACCCTGTGGCGGGTGTCACGTTGTGGGTGGATACATCGGTTACACCCAATCAACTAAAGAAATGGAATGGTACGGCTTGGGAGATCGTGAGTGATGCTCAGGCTGCTATTGATAAGGCCAAACAGGATGCTATTAATGACGCTGCCCAGAAATATGTGACTAATTCCACATTCAGTTCAAACTTCACTCAGCTTTCCGATCGTATTAACACCAAAGTTTCGCAAACGGATTTCAATGCTTTAGGTACTCGTGTGGGAAATGCTGAGACTAAGATCACCCAACAATCCACTTTAATATCTGCCAAGGCTGAGAAGACAGATTTAAGCGCTTTGAGCACGAGGGTTTCGAATGCCGAAGCTAAGATAACGCCCGATGCGATCAATCTGACGGTGAAAAGTCAGATTACAACGGCTGTTAATGACATACAGATAGGCGGTAGGAATCTTCTTTTAAATACACCAAGTCAGACTAATAAGCTTGTAATAACAGCAACAAGAGATGATTACTCCATTGCACTTCCAAAGATCAATGCCAATCTGGAAGCGGGTAAAACCTACATTTTCAGTATGGAGACGGACGGTACATGGGGCGGAACATCCGGCACAGATACGATACAAGCCTATTTACTCAAAGATGGAGCCTACACTTATTTTCGCGGTATAAGCGCTAATAATTCCATTTTTACTCCAACGGAAAGCGGCAACTTTGTCCTTCGTCTGGACGTAAACAAGAATGGTGTCACTCATAGTTTCTGGAATATAAAACTGGAAGAAGGCAATAAAGCTACCGACTGGACACCTGCACCTGAAGATGTGGATGCTTCAATTGCACTACGTCCTACCACGGAAGAGATCAAAAGTCAGTTCACTATGGATTCTTCCGGTATCTCAATGATGGGAAAGAAAATAGCCCTGACGGGGTTAATTACTTTTTCGTCTTTGGCAAGTGATGCACAGACTAAAATAACAACCGCTCAGTCAACCGCCAATCAGGCGTTAGGCTCAATTAGTAACCTGTCGGCTGATATAGGAGCAATGGCGTATTGCGACAATGTTTCTCTAGCTAAGTTAGACTCTACAATTGTAGAGGGTGGCTATATCAAAACATCCTTGATTGATGCTAACGCAATAATTACAGGTTCTTTGCTGGCAGCTAAGATAGCGGCAACGGATATTACCACAACCAGACTTACGGTATCGGAGGGATGTACAGTCGGGGGATTCTCAATCGGTAGCAACCGTATCGGTATATCGGCCAGTCCTGACAATGTTGGTAGTGATGGTATGTTCCTTTATTCCAGTATGATCGGTTTCAATGCCGGGAACAGACAGGCTATAATCGGTACATATAATACTTTAGGAACAACGCGATTAGGGCAGTTTATAGATACGACTTCAAACTATTTGCCGAATGTGGGAATCACTTTTGATATAAGAAGCACCAACAACGGAAATAGGAATTATGCGTTCCTTGGCAATGGCAATGGTGTATTAAACGGGTTTGTCAGCGGTTATGGTTTCAGGGAATATAGTTTTGCTGCAAATAATCAGTATTCAGTTGTTGGTACGCTAACTTCCGAATTTATCCTTGTGTATTTTAACTACTCAAATTGCGCTATTGTATTGCCAACCCTTGCTTCGATGTGCGACACGCTCGGAATATCATATACAAGAGCTTTTACGGTCAGACTGACAGTCATTAATACAGCAGGGAACTCAGGTAAATTGTACGGCAGATCATCATCCGGCATATCTGGTATATCCGGATATAATTACCCGCAATTAAGAGACTGGAACAATGCTGTTAATAACGGAGGTTGGGATATAAGCGAGGGCGATTCTTATGAGCTTTGCCTATTTTACGACGGAAGTTCTACCGGTAGCGTGCCAGGTAGAAGCGATGCTTATAGGGCATATATTATCAATAGACAAAATTAATTTATAGAACTCATACATTATGAAAATTGACTTTAGAAAAATTGCAGTAAAGGACATCGAGGGGAAGAACAGTAACCTCGATTTGAGTAAAGAGCTTGGCAATTCAATTTACCGGAATACGGCAGATTTGGGAGAATTAGAATTGGCTCGTAACATCTATAAAGATGGTGAAGTAGAAGTTGATGCAGGACAGGCCGAAATACTGAATAAGTATGTGAGAGAGGGCTTTCTTGCTTTTGTGCAGGAAGCTTTGTGTCCTGTTTTAAATGAAATTATTAATCTTAAAAAATAAAAGATCATGTTTACAGAAGAATCAAGAAGTATCACAGTAACCGGCTCAGCCGAAAGCGGCGGGTTTATCTACAAAGTGAATTACAGCACTGACGGTGATAAGCTGTTAAGACTGCATTGTAATGTCTATAAGAAAGCGAGTGAGACGGATCCTGAGCAATATGCGGGGCTTATGTTTCAGGAATCAGGTAACAAACAGTTTTCGTTCCCACAGGACACGGATATTGCACCACATGTTACAGTGTTTGATACAATACTTTCGGAAATAAAAACATCATTAGAAGTAAAAGAGTAAACAATGAAAGGAGTGGATGAAATAATTATTGTATTGTGTATGCTACTGGGCATATACATTGCTGTGTTGGGCTTAATTGGTTCTGACTTATGCAGTGGCCTTAGAAAAGCGAAGAAGCGTAAAGAGCTGTGTTCTAGTTACGGGCTTAAAAAGACAGTTGAGAAAATTGCTAAGTATTATAACATGCTATTTGCCGTCACCCTTGTGGATTGTATTCACATGGCAGTTGTTTGGTACTTAGATACATATTATGGTTACTCGTGGCCAATGATTCCAATATTAACCGCTGTCGGAGCAATCTTTATCGGTGTAATTGAAATCAAATCCATCTACGAAAAAGCAGAGGATAAAGTTCAGTTTGAGCACGCCGGACAGTTAGCCGGAAGAATCATAGCAAATAAGGATGATATAAAAGAAATTGTTAAGGCCGTGGCCGATTATATGAATGAAAAGGAGGTAAAAAAATGAGTAGAGGTTTAAAGAATTGCAATCCCGGTAATATCCGGATTAGTACAACAAAATGGATTGGAGAGATACAGCCAAGCACAGATAAATCATTCAAGCAATTTAAAGCAATGCCATACGGTTATCGTGCGCTTATAAAATTGTTGCAGAACTATCGAAAATTACACAATCGACAAACTATTGCGGAGTTTATCGAAAGATGGGCTCCTAAAAGCGAAAACAACACATCGGGTTATATATCTCGTGTTTGCAAAGAAATGCAAGTTCCGTCTACCTATGTGCCGGACATTGAAGACAAAGCGACTATGTGTGCTTTTGCGGCTGCAATTAGTCAGGTCGAGAATGCAACGCCCGCTGTTATGGCAGACGTGGAGAAAGGATGGGAATTATTATGAAGCATCTTATTTATATTACAGCCATATTCCTAATTTTGGGGATATGGCTTACTTCTTGCAAAACACAACAATTGACTTCCAGCACAGAAACGAAATACGACTCTATTGTGATTGAAAAGCTTATTCCTTATGCTTTGCCTGAGGATAGCGCAAAGATAAGAGCGCTTTTGGAGTGCGACAAAAGCGGAAAGGTTGTACTAAAATGGTTTGATGAAGAGCATACTAAAAGGATGAGATTACAATTTTCGCTTGACAGTTTAGGTTATTTAATGACTACTGCTAAAACGGAACTAGATACAGTCTATTTGCCGCATACAATTATTAACGTAGGAAAAAATAGCATCTCACAATCAATAGCTGCTATATATATTGAAAAAAAGCTGAGTTGGTGGAAGGCTGCGCTGATATGGACGGGTGGTATTGTTTGGCTTATAGCTATTATTGCGCTTATATACTGGACAAACCAGAAAACCGATTTACTAAACAAATTATGGAAATTGATTAAGAAATAAGCTATATACCATCAATATATGCATTAAGCTAATTTTAATATCCATAGCATTCTATTTTAATATAAAAAAATATTATTTATTGTTGCATGCTTAGAAATAAACTCTATCTTTGCACTCTGAATTGACATTGCTGTTTCAACACAACAATATAAATTTTACAAACAAATGCCTAATATAAAAGCCAAGTCTATAGAAAACATTAATGCTGCAAATTTGTTAATTGAGCATAAAATGTTTGGAGCCTCAATTCATTGCTCTTATTATTCTGGCTTTCAACTTTCCAAATACGTTGCGTGTCATCATTTAAAAATATCTTACGACACACAAGATAAAGAATCTAAAGGTAAAGACTCACATTTTTACATATTTAATTTAGTTAATGAGGATTTAAAAAAGAAAAATAGATTTTACAGCAATGATTACAGTTGCTTTTTCCAATATCTTAAGATGCTTAGAAGAAAAGCAGATTATTCAAGCCAAATAACTACAGATAAATCTGCCAATGAAGCAATTAAATATTCTAATGAATTACAAAAATTATTAATAGAAAAATATTCTATATAAAATGGAAGTTAAAGATTTTATTATCTCTAGTCTAGTCAATATATCGAAAAATATATTCGGTATATATTTCAAATATGCTTATGATGAAGTAACCAATTTTCATATTATCGAAGTATCTCCAGAAGAAATAAGAAGAAGGGATGATTTATATATGAATATGGAATATGAATTATGGGAAAGCTTCAGGAATACTTTTCCCAATGAAGACCTATTGATTAGTGCTCCTAATGAAATAAATGATATGCATAATATCATATACGAAAGTTCTTCATCCTCAGTTGTTTATTCGGAACCTGACTTATATCTTAATTTTAGTCTGATAGAGACTAATTCTCACAATTGTTTTGAAAACGATTATTTATTAGCAGCATAGTTATGGCAGAACAAACCGCTCAATTTCGCTTTAATGCTTATAAAATACTGGATTGCTCTATTTCCATCTCAGAAGAGATTGATATTAGCAAACAAATAAGCATCAACTTTGAACAAACGTTTGGAGATATAACTAAGGGTAATGAATATCGCCATACATTGGTTGCATCTATTGAGGATGATAATAAAGCCCTTTCAATAAAAGTAAAAGCTATTGGTTTTTTTGAATTTGACAATATTCCAGACGAACAAATGAGAATGCGTTTTTCAAGTACAAATGCTCCAGCTATCCTTTTCCCTTACGTTAGGGCCTATATTTCATCTTTAACCGCTTTATCAGGAATATCACCTATAACATTGCCTACTCTTAACCTAAGTAAAAGATAGAAGAGCAAATGGTTTAAAACAATACAATATAAATTAGACTCCAACAATAAACAAATGTTTGTGTTGGAGTCTTTTTCTGTCCATTAGATTTTTGTCCCGAAGGAGTTTAAGCTTAAAGCAAAGTGAATCAATCCATTTAGAGGAATAAATAAAAACAGCGCCTATATTATTCCAGCTTCAGCGCCTTCTTTTTATTCTTCTTCATTTTCTGCCCAAGTTCTTTCATATGCCTTTCTATAGACGTATTTAGCACCTTAGCATATATTTGAGTAGTTTTGATATTAGTATGCCCCAACATACGCGAAACAACTTCCAAAGGAACATCATTTGCAAGCGTTATAGTAGTTGCGAATGTGTGCCTAGCAAGATGAGACGTAAGCGTCTTGTTTATCCCGCAAAACGCACCTAACGTTTTTAAATGAGTATTGTATCTCTGTAGAGAAATTGCAGGCAACTCATTATTATACTTTTTAAGAATCTTCAATGCAGGCTCTAAGAGCATTACATAGAAGCTTGTATTCGTTTTCTGCCTATGAGCTTCTATAAAATAGTTTCCTCCACTACTCACTACATCCTTCTCATAATTGAAGTTCTCAATATCAGAATAAGCCATTCCGGTATAACAGCCGAATAAAAACAAATCCCGTATTCTATCCATTTGCGAATTCAGACTCTTAGATTGTATCTTTTCAATCTCATCCATATTTAGAAATTCCCGGCTTTTGCTTTTTCCGGCTTGAACTGTGAATTTGTCGTATGGATTCTCTTTTATATAACCACGCTCGCACGCTTCACGAACATACGGCTTTAAACGCTTGTGGATATTAAATATAGTAGCTTGACACTTCTTTACTCCATCGGTACGAATATGATCATCGAAGGCTTTTATCATGGTTGGAGTCAAGTCTTTAAAAGATTGTATCTTACCAAACGTAACTAACATATTATACGTAACGAGGTGTTGCCTTTTTGTCGATTCTGTTAGCGGCCGTTTAGCGATCATATCAAACATAAAGTCAAGGAATGAACCATTATTGTCAAGCCCCTTATAATAGACATCGAATTTATCAAGGCTGAACTCCTCACCTTCTTCTTGCATTTTAAGCATGATCTTTCGAACCTTGCTTAACGTCGTTTCTAGCTGCGTATTTAATTCAATACTATCAATGCGATTAACTACGTGCTTTTTATCATCCCATTCATTAGAAAACAATCTAATGCCTGTAGGGACATCTCTTCTTTTTCTCTGAAATGAAACTTCTAAATATACAGAAGCTAATCTCTCTAAACTCGCCACATTTCGGCGATCAAATACAAATTTTAAATTTGGGTATTTCATGCAACGCATTTTTTTGTGATGTGCAATGCATTTGCAATGCAAAGATGTATATTTGGTGTGATTTTATGTGATTTGCTGTGACTAAACACAAAACGTTCAAATCCCATAAAACGCTGATTTTCAGGCGATTTTGATGTAAGTGGCTGATATACAGCACAAAAAAAGCAGCCCATAAGACTGCTTTTCGTGATTCCGAAGCGATTCGAACGCTTGACCCACGCCTTAGAAGGGCGTTGCTCTATCCAGCTGAGCTACGGAACCATCCTTAATTGCGGTTGCAAAGGTAGTGCTTTTTGTGGAATCTCAAAACGTTTTCTGCACTTTTTTTAATCTCTTTCTGCGTTAACACGGCTATAATCCTAAGGGTAAACCAGTTACGTACCAAAAAACAAATAACAAAGTCCACAGAATAAGGACACTCACCGAATAAGCCCACGTATGCTTAAGCAGCAATCCGAAATTTGCCTGAGGCTGGTAATGCTGAATGTATGTAAGCACCAACGGTATGTAAAAAAGGAAAGGCGTTATGGCGTTGGTGGCACTGTCGCCTATACGAAAAGCGCACTGGGTATACTCGGGGGCAATGCCCAACTGTTGCAACACGGGGACAAAGATGAAAGCCATAAACGTCCACTTGGCGGTGGCCGACACCATGATTAAATTAATCACTGCCGTAAACAGAATAAAAAGAAGCAGAACTCCAAAACCGCCTACCTTGAGCGACAAAAGAAAATCGGCCCCGAGAATGGAGATGCATTTATCCAAACGGGAGTATTCCAGACAAGCAAACATCTGCGCGGCAAAGAAGGCTATAACGAGGTACACACCCAGTAACTGCATGGGCTGCCCCAGACCTTGAATCACATCGGAATCTGTTTTATATTTACCGGAGGCAAAGCCGTAAACCATACCCATCAGTCCGGCACCGAAAGACAATAGGAAGAGAATGCCCATGATAAAAGGTGAACGAATCAGTCCGCCATTGACGCTTCGCAGTATTCCCCACGGAGAGAAAGTGGCAAAAAGAATAACCAATATGTACAGCAGACCAATGAAGAAGGCAATGTTCAGCGCTCTGCGCTCTTTGCGAGACAGCAGTTTATAGCTCTCTACGGGAACTTCGCCCTGATACTCTCCCAATTCAGGGAGTAATTTTCGTTGGGTGATGTAATAAATAATGCCCGCAATAAACAAAGTAGAAACGGACATAAAGTAGTAATTACTCAAAGGTCCCACGTGTCCGCCATACGCTGCAACGGTCAATGCCGCATCTTGTGTGGTGGCTGCAACAAGCGGATCGAGCGTGCTAAGCATGAAGTTGGCGCTGTAACCGCATGCCACCGAAACGTAAGCAGTAATGATACCCGCCAACGGGTGAAGTCCCACGGAATGAAAAAGGGTCGCTGCAATGGGAAGCAGAATGATGTAACCGGCATCGCCCACCACATTCGACAGGATTCCCAGGAAGATAACCCAAAGGATGATGCGGCGCGGGCGACGGTGTTTGCGGATTCCCAAACGGATGCAAGCCGACAGGAAGCCTGAATGTTGTGCCACTCCCAAGCCAAACAGGGCAATGATAACCAAGCCAAGAGGGGCAAATCCGGTAAAGTTGGGAATAACGCTGCGCAGCATCCATCGTAAACTTTCAGGACTTAACAGGCTCTGCACGCGAATCACCTCGTTTGTTTGCGGGTGCACCACGCTGAGTCCGTAGATGTCAGATATCCACGAAAGAAAAACGATGCCCAATGTAATCAGAAAGAACATTGTGGCGGGATGCGGCATTTTAATCCTACTCTTCATCGGCTTCCAAGTTATCAAGATCGAGAATGCGAAGTTCTAAAGCACGAACAACTAATCGGGTGGCATTCACTCCTACTCTTTCACCTTCTGTAAACAGACGTGAAATTAAATCGTTCTGGCGCTTTTCGAGTGACTTCACACCAAAGGGCATTCCTTTTAATGAAGCAATCATTTCCTTGGTATAGCCCAATGCGAGATGTCTGAGGAAGCGTTCGTCATATTCGTCAATATCATAACTGATAACAGCCTCCTGACGACGGGCGTCGTTCAAAACAGATTTCCGGAAACGATCAACTATCTTTTCAAGTATGGGGTAATTGAAAACGAGTTTCTTCCCGTCCATAACAGCTTGCACGTCTGTCTTGGTAAGTAGTTCGCCCGTTTTAAGAATGATACCGTCGGCTCCTGCATCGAGTACATCCACCCACAATTTTTCATTCAGTATCTCTCCGGTAAAAATGAGCACGCGAACCTGTGGGTAACGTTTGCAGATGTTGCGGCAAATATCCACTCCAATGGTAGTCGATCCACCGAGTCCGAGGTCGAGCAGCACCATATCGGGTTGTTGTTTCTCTATCAAAGGCCAAAACTCGTTCTCGGTCATGGCTGTGCCTATTACTTCGGCATTCAGAATTTCGTGACGAAAAATCTCTTCCGTGCCCTTTAACTCCAGTTTGACATCTTCAACTATAATCACTTTAAACTTTTTCTCTTCCAT